AAATCAGAACTACTACCATTACTATAGCCACCTGTCCAACTTGTTGATGAGGTGCTATATACTATCGTTCCACCATCGGCAGTAGGAAATAACCAATAAGCAGTTACTGAAGTAGAGGATTGTCTACCACTATGACCCCCAGCAACATAATCATCATTTGCAAAATTATTTGTATAATTTGTATCTGTTAAACCAGAACCATCATCATTTAAACTACTTATATTAAGACTATCTCGTATTGTATGACTTGAAGATTGTTGAAAATTACACCAACCTTTTGCAGCATCCTGTCTAGTGAGCGTAACTTCTTTACCAGCAGATGTTTGTATCGTTGTTGCTTTAATAGTTGTTGCTATTATTGTACTCATATTATTACCAACGTACCGCCATCTTCTACTTGTAGCGTGACACTAGAGTTGACTGTAATAGGACCTGTAGCACTTGCATTTTCTGCGCCACCTATTGTTACATTAGAGCCTACTGTTTTATCGTTTACACGAAACATACCCCCACCAACAAAATCAGATTTGTTAGCTGTTGGAGGTGTAACTGTGGCAATATTAAGACCAAGAAAGTTTACAAAAATATTGCCTGTGCCTGTAGAAGGAGCAGTGCTAAAGCTGAGTGTTGTGCCACTTACACTATATTTATTTGTATCTTGAATAACGCCATCAACAGAAACAACAATATCCTGGTCATTTCCAACTGTTCTAGATAGAGTAAAAGAAGTAGTAGAATTGTTTCCGTTAAATCGTTCTACGGATGGGATATCTACAAAATTTGCTGTTGGTTGACCACCGATGTAAGGCATAATCTCTCCTATGTGCTTATGGCATCAACAACAGATATCCACGCATCTAAACTACTCGCTGTGTTACTAACTACTTTTAGAGCGTCCCCACTCACCAAGGTTATTCTTGCACCGCCATCTAATACTTGCAAAGTGCTTCCTGTTGGTATGGGGGCATTTTTTATAATATAGTAATCGGCACTACTTACTGTGATATATACACTTACAAGTATTTGTGATGTATGAACATTGGCAAGATTAATACCTATGATCGCATCATCTGAGTTAGCTGTACGCAAGGTACTAGCAGACGTTCCTATGTTTCTTGCTATGCTTCTTTCAAAGTCCTGTGCCATTATAACACCATTGCCATTGCTGTTGCAAAAGCGGCTGTTGTACCACCGCTTGTAATACCAAGATTAGATGGCGTAATCTTTTTCATTGTACCACCATCATCTACAAGAACAAAGTCTGCATCACCACTTGATGTCGTGGTAGTTGGGGTATCTGAGTTACCTGTTGTGAGAACAGTACCAGTGCTATCAGGTAATGTAATGGTTCTATCGGCTGTGGGGTTAGTGACAGTCAGGGTTGTTTCGTTAGTATTGCTCGTAGCACCCTCAAATTGAATGACTTTACCACTAACAAGATATATTCCATGATAAAAAATAGTCCCAGTACTACTAGTTTCTAAATTAATTAAATTATTATGATATAATTGAACTGTACTATCATTATTAGCAACAATCTGTTTTTCAGTTCCGTGCATTACCATGAAATCTGAATCTGTTGACATATTTAAAATTAAATCTGAATTTGTGTTATCAAAATATAATTCTGCATCGCCATCAGTACCAAAAACTGCCTTAACATCATCGCTAAATGTTAGGTCACCAGAAGTCTTTGTATCTGCCGAATCACTGCGTAAAAACTGGGTGCTGTCTAAACTGTCTATGGTGGTTGCGTTTACATTAGTAAGACTTGCACCACTACCATCAGTAAGCAGAACAGTGCCTGTGCTATCAGGTAATGTTATGGTATTATCGCTTGTGGGTTCGGTGACAGTGAGGGTCGTTTCGTGGTTATCTTCATTCGCACCCTCGAATATTATATTTCTATTTTTTAAAAGTAGGTGTTGATAAAAAACATTAAAGAAAGAAGTCATGTTAAGATACAAGGTATCTGCACCATTATTTCTTAATCTGAATTTCAGACCACCATCTTCTGTACCATCAGTTTCATCCACAATATTTGATTCAATGATGGCATAATTTACATCTTGAGAAGCATCATTTCTTCCCTTGAAAATGATTTCACCTATCTCATCATTTACTGCCGGACTAGCACTATTTCTGTAAAGAACTAGTTGAGGGTCATTTGTAGTACCAGCATCTGTTGAGGTAAGTGTGAGGTCGCCAACCACTTCTAGTTCTGTTGATGGGGAACTTGTTCCAATGCCAACTTTCCCATCTTCTCTGATCCGCATAGCTTCAGTATTTGCATTTTTAAAAAGGATTTGACCTTCAGTTCCATCTTCATCATAACTTTCTAAAAATAATGCTGCTCCATTTACTTCAAAATGTGCATAACCTCCAGCCGTATCAGTATCTTCAATTTTAAGAGTTGGTATTCCTGTACCTGCGATATGCAATGGTGCGCTAGGTGAAGTTGTGCCTATTCCTACCCTACCACTGGCATCTCTAAACACTGCCTTCTCTGCTGGCTGAGTGCAGAACAGTGTCTTTGTACCAGCCCCCCAATCAACAGCGTTATCAGAGTTACTAGATTGTAATATGGTAGTTCGGGCAAGTGTCGTGCCAGAAGCAGTATATGTGCCTATACCCACCTCAAAATCAGAACCAAGAGTACAAGCGTAATAGGTAGTGTTACCATTACCGATTGAACCAAAAGACTCAAACCCAGTAACAGCACCAGCAAGAGTATAAGTACCAGTTCCGGTGGTGGTCGAGGTTTCCTTGACCCTATCGGCAAGTACGAGTGCCATAACGTCACCTATGCAATACGAATGATTGCGCTATTATGGTCGGCTGTTGGAAACTGTATAGTAAATGTACCAGAAGTAGATGTCTTGTCTCCACCAAAAGCTAAGACACAAACGGCTGGATCACTTGTTGCATCTTCATTAAATATTAAAGCTCCGTTAGCGGTAATTGTAGCACTAGTAAACTGTGCATCACTAAAGTCTGTAATTGCTGTAGTAGTGTTACTAAGTGAAGGATTAACATTAGTTAACGCAACCCCTTTTGTGGTATAACCATTACCGTTTGCTACTTCATTAGAAGTTGTATAAGCAGTGGTTGCTGCGTTTAAAGTAGCGGAGGATGTATATAAAGCAAGTTTAAAAGTATCTTGCCCATTTTTAAAATTATGCACTCCTTCTAACAATTCTTTTTTAAAAGAACTACACATTGCCTGAGTTATTGTCATTATAATCTCCTTATTATTTCAGCCAAATCTTTATGACCATTAGAGGCCAGAACTTGAACGATAGTAGCACGTTCTTCTCGTCTTGCCAACGTAATGTAGTGATACATTATTCTGGCTGCATTATCCTTAAAAGCTCTTGCTTGAGCTTGTATTGCAGGATGCGCTTTATCCGAGATAGCAATTAGCTTATCAAGAGCTAATTCTGTTATTTGTTCAGTAGAATGCCCACCATTATCAGATGTAAGGACATTTACACTCCCAACAGACCCTGTTCCTAAATCAAACATTTTTATCCTTTACGTTTTTGGTACTCTTCTTAATCCTGTGCGATAAGCATCTGTATTCTCAAAACCCTCACCGTATGTTTTTAATCGGCTTATAGCCTCTGTAAACCTATCTGAATACAGTTTTAAAACATCTGCTTCACCCTTCATAAACATATAGGCCTCATATAAACTACCAAATAACAACGCATCAGGAGCATTTGTGCCTAACCAAGAAGTGCCATCTCCCGTAGCTGTTATTGATTGGGGTCTATAGTAATAATGTAACTCAACAGAATAATTACTATTAGGAGTAGGACTAACAATAAAATTATCGACATCAAAGAGAGCATAGTATCGAGGTACACCTGTAGTTGCTGGATTTGGGTTGTATTCTTGAATAAAGTTTACATCCTTAAATAGCAAAAACTCATGGTTACTAGAGTTTATGATAGAAAGCGCAATGGCTCCAAGATAGTCTGAAGGAACAGCAAGAAACTTATTTCCATTTGTAAGATTACCCGTCACATTCTTTCTAAAGTAATCTAACTCAACAAGTTTTAAAATACGCTCTTCAGCATTTTTAATAAAATTAGGTATGTTCGTTGTGAACGTAGTCTCATCGTTCTCTGTATAATCTTTAATTGCTTGCGTAAGCGTTGTATTAGTGTAACTCATGGTGTATTCGCCTGACCGCCCATGCCGCTATGGTTTGTACAATAGTAATATAAAATTGCTGTACCAACAGCAACTGTTATTTGCGTATAAGCCCCTGCGCTTCCAGGTGTACCAACCGTGGTTACACCTGTCGTATACTCAGTGCCTCCCCCGTGTGTACCATCTGAAGTTTCAGAAAATCGCAGTGGGTGAGTTGCGTTAGAACTATGACTTTGATCAAAACGATAAGTAGAGCCTTCATTCAATGTAATAGCAGAGCCTGTCTGATTTGAACCATCTAGAAAATATTTATTACCACCATCATCTACAACTGTAACTGCAAATAATTGATATACCTCAACAGAACCTACAGCACTAGTACCAGCAGTGGTAGAAGCAGTAGTTGAAGAAGAAGACGCAACGGTTGATGTTATTGTTACTGTTCCAACACTTGCAGATAAAGCCGTAGTTTTAGTAACTAAACCACCAATAATACCACCGCCCACATTGGTATAAACTGTAAAAGCGGTGGTTTCGGTATCTAAATTAGGTCTTGGATTCCTTAAAGCTTGTGGATCTATTACATTCGTGCTTGGTTCTAATTGAGGATGCTTGGACTCATATTCATCTGGACCAACTTTTGATCCATTCCATTCGGTGCGCATTTCTGATAACCGATATCTAAATCCAGACCTGTCTGAATATCCGTATGCGTATCTACCAGATGCGTATCTCCCCATCATGTCACCCTAAGATACTCAAAACTTGGTTGTAGCTTTAAAGGAACTCTGTCCTCATCCTCATCAGCCGCCCTTTGGAACTCTTCTTCATAAATGGATTTTAAAAGTTGTATTCTATCAGGAGCTCTTTTTATTGCTAGGTAATAAGAAAGACCTGATATGATACAAGGCAAGAATCTAAAAGGTGCATCAGTTGTATTAACTAATGCATCCGCATCTTCAATTCTTTGAATATAATAATAAACAAGAGTATCAGAAGAACTGTCAGGTGTAGCCCACAAATTTATTTGAGGTATTGTTTGCCTATTATAATAATACTGGCTGGGTCTGCCTTGTGTTGCTTTATTTGGTATACTTAAATATTCACCTCTAGATATTCTGTTTAAATCAAAGTCAGTACCATCTCTTCTAAGAACTACCTCTAATAAATCTGTAAAGGTAGCATCAAAAGTATATGTGGCAGTCCCAGCGGTTAGAGATTGTGTCCCCTGTTTAACAGTCCAAAGATTAATTCCTCTGTTTGCCCATTCAGCAAACATAAGATTCAAAGACCTTCTAGCAGTTTTAGCATCGTATCCGGTTCTTACCTCCAAACCACAACGCTCGTAAGCTTCCTCAATGATGTCTGCAACGTCTAAGTCAAAGTCTCTAGATCCTGATGTAGCCATGATTACTCTTCCGAATATAAATTGTTAAACGTAATATCTGGGTCCATATAACTACTATCACTTTCAGCACTGTGTGTCCATTGACTTGGTCTAAAATCAGGAGCACCTTCACCAGTCTCCCAAAGAGCAGGACTTGTTGCTCTAACCCTGTTATTAGGTAAGGCTACAATATTTCCTGTCCATTTACCAGCGTCTGTTAATTGTAGTAAGTGACTTTGTTTATGTTGCGCGGGGTCATCCGCTATTTCATTTTCGGTATAGTCAACCGTAAAAATATATTTTCCGGTGTAGAATTCACCATCTATTTTACACAACCAGGGACTGGAACTAACTCGATCTAAACAATAAACAGAGTGAAAATGAGAGCTACAATCCCAGGGTTGTGCTAAATGTGTTGGCATTTGTTCAGGCCATTCTTCCAAAGGAACGTCTGCAACAAGTGCTGTAATTGGCATTCTTGCCCACATGGCACCCCCGTGTATATTCTCGGTTTCACCATCATCCGCTTCATATCCTGTAAACACTAGCTGAAAACTCAAACATCTATCAGGAATAGTTGTAACAGCAATTGCCATAGCATGTATAAACTCGCCATGATAATCAGAATGGTTGTGCGTATACTCTCTTCTCACCCAGCATTTAAAATACGGGATGTTGCTTTGTAAATAAGGCATTTAAAGGATTAGCGTCTTCTTGCTGCCCCGCCTCTTGCCTTCTTCATAGCACCACCTCGTGCCATGCCTTTTTTCTTTTTCATAGCACCGCCATTAGCCATGCCTTTTTTCTTTTTCTTAGCTACCATTTTTTTCTCCTTTACGCTCCAGCCATTCGTTTTCTAGGGCTCATGTAAACCCCTCCAGCTTCTTTTTTAACAGCACCACCTTTTCTCA